GGTGGAGGATTACGTCTGTGCTTGGACACAGCTACGCGCATGAGTAGATGCAACTAAGAATTATTTGCAATGGGTAGAGGTCAATCGGTTTATAACCGATAGAACTATGGCAGTCTCCTCCCGTTTATTAAACATAGTGGACAATAGGTGGACAATAATTAATTATTTGCTGTACATTTATTTCTTTTTTTTTGGAAAGCTGACCCCCCACCACCCCCCAGAAACGGGCGCCGGGAGGATGTGTGTGTGTTACTAGATTGGAGAGTGTCTGACCCTTGAACATCGAGATACCTTATACACCACGACCTTTGCAAGCAGAACTGCACGCACAGCTTGATAAGAACCGCTGGGCTGTCTTAGTGATGCACAGAAGGTTTGGCAAGACTGTGATGGCTATAAACCACTTGTTGCGTGCTGCTATACTGTGTACGGATCGTTCACCACGGTTTGCGTACTTAGCGCCTACATATCGGCAAGCGAAAGCTGTTGCATGGGATTATCTCAAGCAGTTCTCTGGAGCGATACCGGGTGTGAAGTTCCATGAGACGGAGTTGAGAGCGGATTTACCTAATGGTGCAAGAATAACGCTTCTTGGTGCAGAGAACCCCGATAGTTTACGAGGGATTTATCTGGATGGATGTGTGATGGATGAGGTCGCGGATATGCCAGAGACGGTATTTCCAGAAATTATTCGACCAGCGTTATCGGATAGAAAAGGGTTTTGTTATTTTATAGGAACACCCCGTGGTCATAATATGTTTTTCGAGTTGTATGAACAGGCAAGTCAGTTAGATGATTGGTATAATGTTATTTATAAGGCTTCGGAAACAGGTATTGTGGATGATGATGAATTAGAAGCTGCTAAAGTTACAATGACAACGGATCAGTATGACCAAGAATTTGAGTGCAGTTGGGTAGCGAATGTCCCCGGTGCAATATATGGGAAAGAATTACAAACATCTTTAGAAGAAAATAGGATTACCAAAGTTCCGTATGATCCTGCTGCGAAGGTTATGACGTTTTGGGATTTAGGAATTGGCGATTCTACGGCTATATGGTTTGGCCAAGTACAAGGCCGTGCCATTAATGTGATTGATTTTTATGAAGCACGCAATGAAGGCTTACCCCATTATGTAAGTGTGCTGCAAAGAAAAGGATATTTATACGGAGATCATTGGGCGCCCCATGATATTGAAGTCAGAGAACTTGGGAGTGGGAAAAGCCGTAGGGAAGTTGCATGGGATTTGGGGCTGAACTTCCGGGTAACACCTAAGTTACCGATTGAAGATGGTATACACGCTGCACAAATGTTGATACCGCGGTGTTGGTTTGACCAGGAGAAGTGTAAGGTTGGGCTAGAAGCATTACGGCATTACCATAGAGCGTATAATGAAAGAACACGAAGTTTTAGAGCCAGTCCTGTTCACGATTGGTCAAGTCATGCAGCCGATGCGTTTCGGTATTTTGCTGTTGGATTGAAAGAACAGAAAGATTGGTCGCATCCCCCGCAACAAATTGCGGCTAGTAATTATAATCCGTTTACGCATAAAGGAGATACATCATGGGTTTCTTAAGTCCAAAAGCGCCACCTGCGCCCCCTCCTCCACCGCCACCACCTCCTCCTCCGGGAATAGAGGGTGTCGATAAAGGAAAAATAGAGCAGGAAGAAAAACGATTAAAAAGACGTAAAGGCGTACAAGATACCATATTGACAGGTTCTGGATTAACACAAGAAGAAGGTGCATCAAGCACATACAAACCAACTTTACTAAAATAGGAGAATATTATGGGTGGATTATTTGGCGGCGGCGGAGGCGGCGGTGGTAGACCAGCAGCACAACCTGCTAAACCATATGTAGCACCAGCACCAGCTATTCGTTCGGAAGAACAGGAATCAGGAAAAAAGAAGAAAAAGAAAATGGTTTCTGGCGAAGCAGCTACAATGTTGACAGGCACAGAAGGTTTAACAACATCAAAATCAAGCAAATCAACGAAATCTTTATTAGGAGACTAATATGCCTATTGCAGACAAACGTGCAGTAGCGTTATTAAGTCAGCTTAATGTTTTAGAAAATCAACGTTCCGTATGGGAAAGTCATTGGCAAGAACTTGCTGATTACATTAGTCCACGGAAAGCGGATATAACAAAACGTAGAACCGCTGGCGATAAACGTACCGAATTGATATTTGACGGCACCGCTATTCATGCAGCGGAAATGTTAGCAGCGTCTTTGCACGGCATGTTAACCAATCCGTCTACACCCTGGTTTAGTCTGAAGTTTAAAGACCGTGTGTTAGATGGTAATGATGAAGCAAAAGAATGGTTGCAAGGTGTAACCGAAGTCATGTATTCCGCATTTCATCGTTCTAACTTTGCCGAAGCCGTGCATGAATTGTATTCAGATTTAGTGGTATTTGGTACAGGCGTTATGATGGTAGAGCGCGATGCGTCTACGAACCTAAGATTTTCTACACGCCATATTGGGGAATGTTTTATATCAGAAGATGCGGAAGGCCGTGTCAATGCGGTGTATCGTAAATTTAAAATGACTTGCATAGCCGCAAAAGAAACTTTTGGTGTAGAAGCCTTGCCAACCAGTATGCAGAAAAAAGCTATAGAAGAACCGTACACCGAAGTAGAGTTTTGTCATATTGTGCATCCTAGAGACAATTATGATCCTAATAAAGTGGATGGTCTTAATAAACCCTACGCATCTATTTATATTGATCCAGAAGATAAACAAATTATTTCCGAAGGCGGATTCGATGAACTCCCCTATATGTGTCCGCGCTGGTTAAAAGCTAGTTTTGAACGTGGTTATGGGCGCTCCCCTGCTATGACTGCGTTAGCCGATACAAAAATGTTATCAAAAATGTCGGAAGTAACGATTCGGGCAGCACAAAAACAGGTTGACCCTCCTCTCATGCTGCCCGATGACGGTTTTATGATGCCTATTCGTACGGTGCCTGGTGGATTAAATTTTTACCGAAGCGGTACAAGAGACCGTATTGAGCCATTAAACACAGGCGCAAACAATCCTTTAGGTCTGCAAATGGAAGAACAGAGACGCCAAGCTATTCGTGCAGCGTTTTATGTTGACCAGCTTATTCTAGGGCAAGGGCCACAAATGACGGCAACAGAAGTTATACAGAGAACTGAAGAAAAAATGCGTCTATTAGGCCCAGTTCTTGGAAGGCTGCAAGCCGAACTATTGCAGCCATTAATTGAAAGAGCGTATAGCGTATTAACACGCCAAGAATTATTTGCACCGCCACCAGAATTTTTACAAGAAAACGATGTAGAAATAGAATATGTATCACCGTTAGCAAAAGCGCAACGCTTTGGCGATATACAATCTGCTATGCGTTTATTTGAAAGTCTGGCTCCGTTATCGCAAGTTAATCCGGGCGTATTTGATTATGTGGATATGGATGGATTAGCGAAACATATTATTAGAGTGTTAGGTGTTCCTGCAACAGTTGTAAAGTCGGATGAACAAGTTGTCCAAGAACGCCAACAAAAAGCGGATCAACAAGCAGAGATGGCGGAACAAGAACAGATTGCTAACCAAGCCCAAGCTATGGGCGATGCCGCTCCAATGGTAAAGGCGTTACAACAATAATGGCTATAAAATATCGTGGACAAACATTTTCTGGGTACAACAAAGCAAAACGTACACCAGGACATAAAACAAAGTCGCATGCGGTATTAGCAAAAACTGGAGACCAAATAAAACTTATACGTTTTGGTCAAAAAGGTGTAAGTGGCGATAAAACTAATACAGCACGTTCACGATCTTTTAAAGCACGACACGGAAGTAATATTAAAAAAGGTAAGATGAGTGCCGCGTATTGGGCTAACAAGGTTAAATGGTAGGAGAATAACATGGCTAAAAAAGGTTTATATGCAAACATGAACGCTAGAAAGAAAAAAGGCATAAGCCGTAGTAAAAAAAATTCTACGGTATCAGATAAAGCCTATGCAAATATGAAAGCAGGTTTTCCTAAAAAGAAAAAGAAAACATTAATTTAAATGTTTAAAACAGAAACCGATAGATTAGAAACCTATAAAAGAATGTTTGCAACCGATGACGGCAAACAAATCTTAGAAGATTTAAAAGAACGGTTCCATATTGATACAATGACATTTGTTGATAACAACCGGGATTTGAGTTTTGTCCATGAGGGGCAAAGAAGTGTGGTCTTATATGTACTGCATTTATTAAGAGAAGATAAAAAAAACCAACAAACAATAGCGGAAGGATAATAACACATGGCAGAAGAACAGGTAGCGGATGCTCCAGTAGTTGAAACTGGGGAAGCACCGTCTGATTGGAAAGCAAGTCTCCCAGACGATATA